CTTACCCCGGCCCCGGCGGCACCCCCGCCGGGGCTTTTTCACACCCCGAGGCCCCTCATGGACGACCAACGAAACTGGAAGTTCCCGGACGGCGAACGGTTGGACTGGCTATACAAGGTGTCGATTCGGGTGCGGGGCACGATGTACCGAGCCGACCCGGGCGTCCGGCCGGCGGTCGGGGACGTGGTGATCGACCGTAAGGACGGGGCCCACGGGGAAGTGGACGACATTTTTGGGGAGGTGGCGGCCGTCCGGGACGGGTTCTTCGTGCAGACCGGCATCCCGCTCACCCGGCTGGTGCGGCTGCGGCCGGCGGTCACTTCTTCGGCGGCTGTCGGGACTTGACCGCCTGGAGGATTTGCCGCTCCAGGGCGAGGTTCTTGCGGGCCAGGGCCTTGAGTTCGGCGAACAGTTCCCGGTACGCCTCGTCCTGCTTCTTCTCGGCCCGGGCCTGGCTCATCAGGATGAACGGGGCCTGGAAGGCGGCGATCATGGACAGGCCGAGGTTGAGCAGGATGAACGGGTACGGGTCGAAGGGGGTATACGCCAGGTTGACGGCACACCACCCGAGGATGAAAAAGGCGGCCAGGAAGATGAACTTCCACGAGCCGCCGAACCGGGCGATGGCGTCGGACACCCGCTCGCCGAAGGTGCGGGGGTCGTCGGTTTTGTCGGTCATGGGCGGCCGGCCCTCCGGATGTGGTCCGGTATTTAGGCCGCCCGGCCCGTTTGCCCCCGGAAAATTACGACAGGGTGGCCTGGTAATACACCGGCGGCTCGCTAAAGGCCAGCCGCTTGGACGGCCGGGTCTCCTCGAACACCACCTTCAGGGCCCCGCCCACCTCCTGGCCGGCCTTCCACGACTTCTGCCACAGGGCGGCCGGCAGGTACAGTTTGCCGTCCCCGGCGGTCCGCTCGAACCGCTCGGACCCGTAGAACAGGCCGTCGGACAGCACCCCGGCCAGTTCCTTGGCCTGCACCCGGTTCCGCCGGGGGCCGGCCAGTTTGCCCTTCAGCCCCATCTCCTCCACCATGGCATCGGGCAGGATGGCGTCCGGCGGCAGGTAGGCCCCGAGCACCCCCTCCTCGTACTGGTCGGGCACCACGATCTGGTGCCCCCGGCAGACGGCCACCCGCAACTTCTTGGCGACCGGGTGGGGGCGGAGGCGGGTGAGCGGCTCGACCGTCACCCGCAGTTCGTCCGAGTGGCAGCGGTGGCACAGGGAGCCGGCGGGCACGGTCCCCGGGCAGGTCGGGCACGGGTGGTAGGCGGCAGGCATGGCAACGTCCTTGTTAAAGGGTTCAGTCCAGGTGCGGCACGTCGGTGATGGTCAGGTGGGCGGGGTTGTAACAGAACTCGTGCTCCGGCGGGGTCAGCCCGGGCGGCTCCTCGAAGGGGCCGTCCAGCCGGTCGGGGTGGAGGATGTCCCGGATGTACGGCCCCCGCAGCCGCCACGGCTGGGCGTACTCCTCGATCAGGGCGTCTTGCATGCGGGCCACCACCGTGTCGGGATACGGCACCCCGGGGGCGGTGTGCCACTCCGGCACCTCCTCCACCTGCCAGTTGCCGTTGGCGTCGAAAAAGGTGGCCACCAGCGGCTCCCGCCGCTTCTCCCGCAGGGCGTGACGGTTCCGCCGCAGGTACTCCTTGGCCAGCCCCTGCAACTCGGCGTCCCGCCGGCGGCAGGCGGCCATGTGGGCGTCCCACCGTTTGACGTGCTCGGCGTACTTGACCCGGTGCTCGTCGATCAGGGCCTCCAGCGGCTCCCGCCGGGGGCTGGTGGCCACCACCTGGTGGTCGGCCTCGTCGTACTGGTGTTGGAAGTAGGACAGGACGTACATGGTCAGGCGGCCAGGTGGTGGTTGAGGCGGTCGAGGAAGGCGAACCCGGCCCACTCGTCGGCGAAGTGGACGACCAGGGCGTCCCCGTCGGCCTCCGGCCGGTCGAGCGGGCCGAGCACCCCGGCCCGGGCCAGTTCGCCGGTGACGGCCGCCGGGGTGGCGGCCGGGCCGAACTGCACCCAGGCCATGAGCGGGTCCATCTCGAACCAGAACAGGGCCGGGCCGTCGGCGTCGGCCGGCAGGTACTCCAGGTCGTTGGGGGTGTACGGCACGGCGGCCTCCCGAACGGTTACAGGAAGAAGTGGCCGAACAGGCAGCCCATGGTGAACGCCACCAGGGGCGGGAACAGCGGCCACCGCTGGCCGGTGCGGTACATCACCCCGCTGATGGTGCCGGCCGGCCCCCACCGCAGGTAGGCGAACAGATCGTACCCGGCCACCGCCAGGATGCCCAGGATCATCAGCAGCCCGGTCAGGGAGCCAGGGGTCATGTTGTCCTCCTCGTCACCACCCGCACCCGGTTGGCGGGGGTCGGTCGTTTGGCCGCCGTCGCCGCATACAGTTGCCGCAGGTCGGCCTTGATCGAGTCGATCTGGTCCAGGGCCTCTTCCCGCAGGAACGGGTTGCCGTCTTGCAGGGCGTCTTCCAGGTGCGTCTGCCAGTAGGCCAGGTCGGCCTCCAGCACGTCGATCAGGTCTTGGTCGGGCGTCACGGCCTGGTCCTCGTCGTTACTCGCACCCGGTTGGCCGGGCGGGCGAACTCCATCTCCAGCAGGGCCAACTGGCCGTTGAGGGCGTCGATGTTCTGCCGGCACACCCCGGCATACACCTCGTCCATCTGCAACACGGCCTCTTCCAGTTGCCACACCCAGATGGACAGGTCGTTCCCCAGGTCGGCCTTTTTTTGCAGGTACAGCCGGCGGTGGTCGTCGGTCACGGCTTGGCCCTCGTCACCACCCGCACCCGGTTGGGGTTGGTCAGGCGGATCAGCTGCTCGCTGAAGTGGGCGACGTTCTCCTGGGCCGTCCGGACCCGTTCCGGGTCGTCGTCCCGGAGGCCCTCTTCCATGCGGTTGATCCAGAACCGCCGCTTCCACCGCAGCGACTCGATCAGGTCGTGCATCTCGTCGGGGGTCACGACCGCCCCCGCAGCACCTGCCGGCCGGCCTCCAGCCCGAGGGCGAGGACCACGGCCAGGGCCAGCACCGTCAGGGTGCGGCCGAACACGCACGACAGGAAGACGATCAGGGCCGCCAGCACCGCCACCCGCACCAGGAACGCCATGCCCGCCTCCGGAAGTTGTACACCATTATTATCGGCTGGCCGGGCGGCCGGGTTTAACGAAACCGGCCCACGAGGAAACTCGTGGGCCGGCCGGGAAGTGGGGGGTGATGTGCGGGAGGACGTGAGGGGGGAGGGGATCAGCCCAGAACCTTCTTCAGGCAGCAGTACGACCCCTGGCCGACGGCGGCGTCCAGGGCGGCGGTCACCCGGTCTAGGCCGGCCTTGGCCTCGGCCCGCTGCTTCAGCCGGGCGGCCGAGTACCCCTCGCTGGCCACCGACCCGTCCTCGGCGAACACCTGCTGGTCGGGGGTCAGCCCGTCCAGTTGCTTCCGCAACTCCTCCTGGCGGGCCAGCCCCCGCACCACCAGGTCCACCCGCCGGTTGACCTCCCGGTCGGTCAGCTGCTTGACCACCGCGTCGTACACCTGCGGCCCGGCCTGGGAGTGCTCCAGGGCCGCCGCCACCTTGTCGCTCAGCCCCTTGGCCGCCCCCGGGGTGGCCGGGGCCTCGCACGCCGTCGTCGTCGCACAGTCTGCCATGACGCTCACTCCTTACAGGGAAACACCGCCGGCGACAGCCGGCGTTGGCTTCAGTAGTCGTAGTCGCAGTAGTGGGCCCACCGGTCCATCTCGGCCGTCTCCCGGATGGCCGGCGGCCCGCCCGCCACCGGGTAGATGTCCCGCTTGCGGGGCCGGCCGGTGCCCCGGCCGCCGGCCCCGGGCCGGCCCCACTCCTCCCCGGTGCCCCAGTTGAAGTGGGTCTCGCACCCCGGGCACGTCCCGCACGGGATGTAGTACCACTCCAGGTTGTGCTCCAGCCCGGCCGCCTCCGACCGCAGGTTGCTCAGCCGGGCGGAGTGGTCGAGCCGCCACTGGTACCCGGCCGGGGTGTACATCTTGTACGGGAACGCCCCGTCGGCGGTCGGCTCCGGCGGGACGGCGGCGATCTGCTCCCGCACCCACGCCAGCCGGGCCAGGGCGACGGCGAACTCGCACCCCGGTCCGGCGGCCAGCAACGCCCGGCACACCACCTCGGCCTGCCGCTCGGCCGCCCGCCGGGCCGCCTCGTCCACCAGCATCTGGGCCGTCATTTCTTCCCCTTCACCACCAGCGGGGTGCACAGGCCGTGGATGGCCACGGCCGCCATGAAGACCACCACCCACACCAGCAGGCACACCCGGCCCGACGCGTCCACCGAACGCGTCCACCGAGTATTGGCCCAGGGCCGACCCGGTCGCCGTCCCGGCCGACACGATCAGGGAGTGGTTTCGCCACTGAGTCAAAGTGTGCATGGGGTTCTCCTGGTCACCACCCGCACCCGGTTCTTTTCGTACATGGCGTTCCGGCCGGCCGCCGTCAGGTGCCACCCGCATTCGGGACTAAACTTCATGTACCCATCCCGGGCCAGCCAGGACTTGATGTCTATCATCTCCCCGTAGGACAGGCGGACGAACAGGTCGCTCAAGTCGGGCGGCAGGGGCCGGCCCTCCGTGCTGTGCCACAGCACCGCCCGCTGCACCTGGGTCATGCGAAGCCCAGGCTCAAGTTCTCCAGGGAACCGGAACACCCCTGGTCGATGACCAGCCGCCGGCCGTCCGGGAAGAACAGGGTGACCCGCTCCCGGGTGCACACCTCCTGCCCGGGCACCTGATACACCTTGTCGTACTCGTACCCGGTCAGGGAGTGGGCCGCCACCAGGGCGTCGAGGATGGGGTTGCTCACTTCTTCTTCTCCTCCTTCGGCTTGGGCGGCTTGGCGGTGCGGACAACGAGCAGCGGGCCGGCCGTGCCGGGCACCTCCCACACCCCGTCCAGCTTGCCCACCTTGCGGTGTTCGGCCAGCCGCCACCCCCGCTCCACCCACCCCCTCAGGTCGGCGTCCATCTGGCCGGCCCAGGCCGCCACCGCCTGCGGCACCGTGTCGGCCTCCACCTGCCGGGCGTCCAGCCCGTACTCGTTGTCCCACGGCGGCAGGACGGTGTATATCACGCTCACGGCCGCCCCGTCAGTTGAATAGGCAAAGGAGAACGCCGACCGCTACCACCACCACGGCGGCGGCAAACGGGACGAAGTCCGCCGACGGCCGCCGGCCCAGCGGGGGCAGCCCGTAGGCCGCCCGCACCTCGTCGAGCAGCCGGGCCGCCTCGGCGGAGGTCAGCCCGGCCACGTCGTAGTACGTCACCGCCCGGCCGTCCAGCGGGTCGTGCCGCACCCGCCTCGCCAACACCTCTGGGGTCACGGGCCTCCTCCTGGAGCAATTCTTTTCCGGCCGGGTGGGCGGGAGGCCCATACTGTGCCGTGCCGGGGCGGAAAATGCAACCGCACTCTTTTAGGGAGGAAACGGGGGGCGGCATGACCGGGGCAGACCTGTTGGAGCGGCGGGACTTCGTGGGGGCGTTGGCGGCTTATGAGGCGGAGCCGGGGGCGTCGGCCCGGTGGAACGCCGCCCAGATCAGGCTGCTGCTCGGCGACTACTCCCGGTGGCCCCGGCCGGATGAGGTGTGTTCGGGGGCCGGGTTCGACGGCCGGTTCCGCCCGTGGGAGCCGCCCGGCCCGGTGTGGGACGGGTGTGCGGCCGAGGCGGTGGACCTGCTGGCCGACCAGGGGGCCGGGGACGCGGTACTGTTCGCCCGGTACCTGCCGGCGGCGTGCCAGCGGGTGGGGGAGGTGCGGGTGGTGTGCCCGCCCCCGCTCCGCCGGCTGCTGGCCTGTGTCGCCCCGGGCGTCCGGTTCCTGGACGCCCCGACCGGCGGCCCGTGCCTGCCGCTGATGGGGCTGCCGGGGGTGTTCGGGCCGCCCGATCCGGCCCCGTACTTGAAAGTGCCGCCCGGCCCGGTGTTCGGGGAGATGGTGGCCGCCTTCGGGGCGGCCCGGCGGGTGGGGGTGTGCTGGACCGGCAACCCGGCCCACCCGACCAACCCGGCCCGCAGCCTGGACCCGGGGTGGTTCCGGGACTGGCCCGGCGGCCTGTTCAGTTTGCAGTGGGGGCAGCACCGGGACGGGTTCTACAACGTGCTGGTGGGGGCGGCCGACTTCCTGGAGACCGCCCAGGTGGTGCGGGAGATGGACGTGGTGGTGACGGTCAGCACGTCGGTCAGCGTGATCGCCGGGGCGATGGGCAAGGAGACCCACGTCCTGCTGGACGACCTGCCGTTCTGGGCGTGGGGGCTGGGGGCCGCCAGCCCGTGGTTCGGCCCGCACGTCCGGCTGCACCGCCAGACCCGCCGGGGGTCGTGGGCGGAGCCGGTGGCCGCCGCCCGGGCGGCCGTTTTCTCCGGCGAAAACCGTTTGGGGTCTAATAATTTTTGACGGAGAGTATTGGGGGCTGTGCTCAAGTGCCGCCCCCGGCCAGCCGATATCAAATGTGTGCGGTTTTCTCACGGGGGGCCTAAATACAGGCACCCCGTTCCTCACGGATGTTTGTCCCATATGGACGCTGGCCCGGCCGATGTCCTCGCCTGTACCGAAAAGAGCCACAAGCGGCGGTACAGCAACCTCCAGTACGAGTTCCCGGAGTGGATGGCTCAGCGGGTGTACCGGTGGGGGGTCGGGCTGATCCCGGACCACGACCTGTACCTCGACCCCACCTGCCCCAGTTACGGCCGGGAGGACCGCATCCACTGTACGGTGTTCTTTGGCATCCACACCCCGGCGGCCGACCCGGTGCGAGCCGTGCTGGCCGGGGAGGGCGGGTTCTCGATCACCCTGGGTCGCACGTCGTTCTTCCAGAACGCCCGGTTCGATGTGGTGAAGATCGACGTGGGGGAGTGCGGCGACCTGTACCGGCTGCACCAGCGGGTGGCTGAGTCGCTGCCCTGCACCGAGACCTACGCCTACTCCCCCCACGTCACGCTGGCCTACGTCCAGCCCGGCCGGGGGCCGTCCTACGCCGGGCGGGACGAGTTCGAGGGCCAGCGGCTGTGGGTAAACAGTTTGCGGTTCAGTAGCCACGCCGGCGGAATCGAGTACCTGCCGCTGGTACACCGGGAGCCGGTCCCCCTGTTCATGAAATCACCGGACAACGGCTACATTAAAGGATCGTGTGAGGTGTTGGGACAAACGGGGAGGTGAAGATGAGGGTGTTGAGTCACATGGACGAGTCGGTCGGAGCCCACCAGTGTGCCTGCCCGTGCCACACGTCGGCCCTCATGATCCGGCACGCCGGGCCGTGCTGCATGCGGTGTAACGTGTGCGGCCAGAACATCCGGGTAGAGTGCCTGAAGGAACACGCCAAGTCGTGCCAGCCGGGGGCGGTCCAGCGGCGGGTGGCGGAGCGGCTGGCGGCCATCGAGGATACCCTGATGGACGCCGTCCTGTTCTACGCCGACCCGGACAACTGGAAGAACCACAACGTCGAAGAGGACTTCGGGGAGCGGGCCCGCCGGGCGTTGGCGAGCCTGCCGGCCGAGCCGGCTCAGTGCCAGGAAGCGTGCGTCTGACGGTCATTTCACACGGGGGTGCGGCATGGCGGATATCGGCGGCAGGTGGGTGGACCAGGAGGCGGTCGCTCTGGCCCAGTTCCTGGAGGTCATGCAGGCGGGACACGTCGGCGGCACCTCCTCGTCCGGCGGCGAGGTGCGAGTGTGGGCGGACGAGAACTTCTACTGGGTGCAGTGGGTGCCGGACGGCTGCACCTTCCCGGAGATGGAGTCCTTCGACGAGGCGGACGAGGCGGCCACGTTTTTCCTACGGAAATTGCGAAAGCGTTAAACCCGCCGGGGCCCCGGGCCGATACCTACTGTCAGCGAGGGAGCCATGGCGAAGTACGACTACCTGGGCACGGTGCGGATCGCCCGACTCCTCCAGGTGTCCCCCCGGACGGTGGCCAACTGGATCGACGCCGGGCTGATGGGGGGCGAGAAGCTGCCGAGCGGTCGGCGGCGGGTCCACCGGGACGCCGTGGTGCAATTCGCCCAGGAGCGGGGCATGACCCTCCACCCCGACGGCGGTTCGGGTTGTGCCGCCGGGCCGGACAGTTTATCCTCTTGAGCCAGACAGGGAGGTCAGCATGGACCGTGTAACAGTGCTACGGGGCAGCAGCCCGGTGTTGATCGTGGCCCCGCACGGGCACGACCTGGACGACACCAACACCTCGCAGTTGTCCGAACTCATCGCCGGCCTGACCAACGCCCACCTGGTGGCCAACAACGGGTGGCGGCGGCACGCCACCGTGGACAGCCTGCTGGGGCTGGCCAACTGCAACAACGCCGACCACGTCCAGGAGGACGTGGTTAAGGACGAGTTCCTCGACCCCATCGAGACCGCCATCGAGGCGATGCTGACCGACAACGACGACCCGTTCTCGGCGGCCCCGGCCGAGCCGCTGGTGCTCATGATCCACGGCATCGGCAACCGGGTGCGGAAGACCGTCGGGGAGCCGAAACTGGACGTGATTGTCGGGTACGGCAACGGCGACAAGCCCCGGCCCACCTGCAACAAGCACCGCCGGCAGTTCTTCACGGACCTGCTGTCCCTGAAGTTGGCCACCTTCGAGGGCAAGGCCGGGGGTGACTATTCGGCCCACAGCTACAAGAACGTCACCCAGTTCATCCGCCGGTCCTTCGGGATCGACGTGCTCCAGTTGGAACTGGTCGGTGCCCTGCGGGAGAAGGCCGCCCTGGACAAGACGGCCAAGCACATCGCCTCGGTGATCGAGTTCATGGACCAGATGCCCGCCAAATACGAACGCAACCCGGCGAAGATTGCCATCAAGGAAGTTTGACGACCAGAATCCCCCAGGAGAACGGCCGTGGCAGAGGTGTTGACCCCTGGCCAGGTGCAGGCACGAGCGTACCTGAAGTTCATCAACACCCGTCTCAAGATACACCGGGCTCCGCCGCCGGTGTGTGACGGGTGCAGCCGTTCTACCCCGAGTTTCGGGGATGCCTACGAGATTTCGGTCACGTCCCGGTGCGGGTTCTGCCAGGGGTGGAACCGGCTGCCGCTGGCCGCCCGGGTGGTCATCCGGCGGCTGCTCGACGGCATGGACGACCACCAGTCGTCCGGCCTGTTGGAAGAACTGATCCGGTCCATCGTCTACCGACCCAACTACGAGGTCATCTGCAAGGCCGGGAAATGACATGGCCATCCCGCACCTGCTGAGTTGCGACCAGTTCACCCGGGAACAGGTGGACCAACACCTGAACACGGCCGACCTGATCGGCCACGACCCGGACGTGCCCCCCGGCGGCACCCGGGTCGGCCTCCTCTTTTTCGAGCCGTCCACCCGCACCCGCCTCAGTTTCGAGACCGCCGCCATCCGGCTGGGCTACCGCACCCTGATCCTGTTGGGGTCCGAAGCCACCTCGCTGGCCAAGGGCGAGTCCATCGAGGACACGGTGCGGGTGGCCGGCCAGTTCGCCCACCTGCTGGTGCTCCGGCACCCCAGCCGGCGGGCCATCTTCCAGGCAGCCGAAAAGAGCCGGTGTCCGGTAGTGAACGCCGGCAACGGGGACGGCGAACACCCGACCCAGGCGTTAGGCGACCTGCTCACCATCCGCCGCAAGGTCGGCCGGCTGGATGGGATACATGTGGCGATGACGGGCGACCTGCTATACAGCCGGACGGTCCATTCGCTGATAAAGATGCTGAACCTGTACAGGGGGGTCCACCTCCACCTCGTCCCGCTCCGGGGCTGCGAGGTGGACCCCCGAAACATCATCAGCGGGCGATTCCGGTTCGACGGGTACAGCACCTACCCCTCCGTCCGGGTGATGATCGACCAGGTAGGACCGACGCTGAACGTGGCCTACGCCACCCGCCTTCAGACGGAACGATGGCCCCCGGGTATAGCGGCCGACCCGGCGGTACCGGACCGCTCCAACTACCCCCTGTGCATGTGGACGAAGGGGCTGGCCGAAGACTTGCCGGAAAATTGCATCATCCTGGACCCGCTCCCCCGGGTGCAGGAGATGGATGTGGCGGTGGACGACAACCCCCGGGCCCTGTACCTGACCGCCCAGATCGAGTCCGGCATCCACGTCCGGATGGCGGTGCTGAAGATGCTGCTCAACAAGGTGTAGCCATGAGAATCCGGGGCAAAGACCGGCTGGGCCTCGACGACGGCACCTACAGCGAGATCACGTTCACCGCCGAGTTCCCCGAGGACCGGCGGCTGTTGACCGAGTTCATGCAGTGGATGTTGGATCGGGCGAAGCAGTTGACCCAGCAGGCCGACGCCGCCAGTAGCCCCCGCCCGGCAAACGACGGGGACCAGGAACTGGTGGCCGACATGTTGTCTCGTTTGACCACCACCGAGGGACCGAAATGACCTGGACGATTACCCTGCCCGAGATGGCCACTCTCCCCCCGTGGGTGTTCGGGGTGGTCGGCGTGATTTTCTGGTACTTGGGGGCGGCGGTGGTGTGCCGCTTGTGGTACTGGCTGGCCCCGCCAGAAAAAGGGTCGTACTGGGATGGCCCAGTACAGAAGTTCTGGTGGTGGGTGCTGTCTCCTCTGTGTGTGGCCCTTTACGTGGTGGTGGGGGGCACCTGGACCCTACTCTGGCTGCTGAGCCTGGGGTTCATTCTGCCGCCGTGGAAGGTGGAAGTGTAAGACGGCCAGTCACTTTAAGGAGCGGAAGCGATGTCAGTTACCGTGTCGGTGCCGACTTGGGTGTGGGTGCCGTTGGGTGTGTTGCTGTGGTACATGGCGGCCGGCATCACCCTTCGCCTGTGGGTGCATTTCTCGAAGGAGAAGCTAGACGCCGTTGACAAATTCTGGGCATGGATTTTGTCACCGTTTCTGGCCGTCGCCCTCCCTGTCGTTTTGGGGGTGTGGACCCTGCTGTGGGTGGTGAGCGTCGGGTTCGTGCCGCCGCCGTGGAGTAAATAAAAGGGGCCGGGCATGGACGCCCGGCCCCGCATGCGTGATCCCGGGAAGGGATTACTTGGACGGCACCACGGCCCCGGTGTTGGCGTGGGTCTTGTTGAACTTGTTGACCTCCGGCTTGGACGGCGGGGTCGGGCCGGGCAGGGCCGGCTTGGGGGCCTCGGTCGGCTGCTTGGCCGCCGACCGCCCCTGCACCCGCATCTCCAGCAGTTTGTCGATCACCTGCTTGTTGGGCAGTTTCGACCACTTGGCGTAGTTGCGGATGGCCGACGGCACCAGCCGTTTGGCCTTCTCGTTCATGTCGGCCTGGAACTGCTGGGCCATTTCCACGCCGGTGTACTTGGGCAGGCTGAGCAGGAACGTCACGTCCCCGATCTCGTCCCGCTGGAAGCCGGACTTGGCCAACGAGTCGGACACCTTCTCGACCTTCTCCGGGCCGTTGTTCTTGAGGATCAGGGCCAGGGCGACGTGGGGATGGGTGTTGTTGGGGATGTCCAACTTGCCGTCCACCTCCAGGCCGGGGAACACCTGCTGGAGCATGTTCTTGCCCGGCTTGCCGGTGTTGGCGAACCCGGCGATGTACTTGCCCTGGTCGTCGGCCACCTTCAGGCCGTCCATGAACTCGTCCCGCACACGCTTGCGGTCCACCTTGTTGCCCATGTCGAAGTTGGTCAGGCTCTTGCTGACCGACGGGTCGAAGGTGGTGTGGTCGCCGCCGTTGATCTTGCCGTGCAGCCGCATGGCCCGGAGGGCGACGTGCGGCTCCTTCTTGAAGATGTCCGGGTCGTTGGGGCGGAGTTTGGGCGGGGACTCGATGATGTCCCCGAACCCGCCCACATCGTCCTCGACCACTTCCTTCTCGATGTCGTACCGCAGGGAGTTGATACGGAAGTCACGCCGCTTGGCGTCCCGGGCGGCGGTGGAGTAGGTGATGTACGACTCGGAGTCGGACTTGGCCGTCGGGGCCCCGTCCCGAAACGTCTCGATGTCGTACTCTTCGCCGTCGATGTAGGCCGTCACCACCCCCAACTGTTTCATCTTGCACTTGATGCCGTGCGGCCGGGCGTTCATCAGGATCAGCTGGACGATTTTGGGTCTGGCGTCCGTGGCCAGGTTCCAGTTGCGAGGGGTCTTATGCAGCTTGTCCTGGTGGAAGATGCTCAACAGGAAGTCCCGGACGGCCCCGCCGACCACGAACAGTTTGGTCTTGCCCACCTTCAGGTCTTTCCGCATCTTCGGGTCGATCTTGGCGAGCCGGGAGTTGCCCTTCTCGTCGGTGCCGAACACCTCGTCGATGTGGTATGCTTTGCCGTTGGGGATGGCCTTCTTGAGTTCGACCTCGATATCGGCCAATAGTTCCTGGTCCTGGAACGCCTTGAAAATCTCCATCACCCCCTGGGGGAGTTCCATCGGCCGTTCCGGCTTGTACACGAAGGGCTTGCGATCCTCCTCCGAGGCGTGCTCCTTCTCCCGGCTTTCGGCGGGGATGCTCTCGCCGCCCTTGTGGGTGTTGCCGGCACTGGACTTACCGCTATCGGCCGTCTCCTCAGCGAGGAGCCGCCGCTTGTAGAATTCTTCAAATAGGTTGGGCATCGTGGTCCCCTGCGATTGAGGCTGTGGTATTTAGTTTTGGCGATGACTTTTTGTCACAGGTGTGCTCCGACAAGGGCCCGAAACTGGCACCCGTTCTCGATGGCGTCGAGGGCCCAGAACAGTTTGACTAGCCGCAGGTCGTCCTCTTTTTCAGCGAAGGGTCCGACGGCCCGGGCCGTTCGGCGGTTGAGCAGCAGGCCGTTGATGGAGGCGGTCGGGAACTCCCACTGGCGGTTGACCACCGGGTAGACGATGTCCCGGTCGGACCGCACGAACCGCTCGTATTTGCGGAGCACCGACTCCCTCACGGGGTTGCCGGCCATGAAGACGAACGCCCACTCCCCGGCCACCTCCGCCACCCCCCGGTTGATGAGGGCGGTGATCGACTGGCCGCCCCGGGTCACCCGGGACACCGTCGAAAACTCTTCCACCTCTGCGTCGGTGGTATCGGCGGGCACGCAGCACACCACGTCGGCGGTCGGGAAGGTGTCCCGGGCGGTGAGGGCGGACACCTTCAGGCCGCCCCAGTTCCGCTCCGGGCATAGGATGACAAACCCGACGGAGTCGAGGACGGTGTGGGAGTTCCAGATCATGCCCTAATGGAGCGTGGTCACACGCTAATGGCGGTGTCAAAATCGACCATCACTCGGTCGGACGAGGTGACGGCGGTGCTCAGGGCGAACCGCCCGGTGGTGACGATGCCGTCGGTGGCGGCGGCCTCGGTGTACGACAGGTTGAGCCAGGTGGCACTGCTGCCGGACCCCCGGGGGACCGGGACGGTGGCGTTCTTCGACAGCCGCACCCCGTTCACGAACACCCGCAGCGACCCCTCCTTGTACGGGGTGGCGATGCTGGTCACCTTGTAGTTGGTGTAATCCGGGCTGATGGGGGTGACGGGCACGGCCTCGATGTCATACGAGTGGGCGTGTCGGGCGGTGAGCGGGAAGGCCACGTCGGCGTACACGTCTGTCCCGGACACCCGCCAGCTGACGCTGTCCGACGGTCGCAGGGCGATGGTGCCGGAATCGTACAGCGGGATGGTGGAAATGGCTTCCACCTCGATTTTGAGGTCGGTCGCCCCGCTGGCCACCCCTTCCAGTTTGGACCGTTCCGAGTCGGTCATCCGCACGTAGCCGCCACCGTCCAGGTGTTCGCTAATGCTGTGGGCGGCGTCGTCGATAGCCCCCGGCTTGAGGGAGCCGTCGTCGTTAGTGCTCCGGTCCAACCGGGCGGCCAGCGACCCCTGGGTGCCGATGGCGTCAGACAAGGCCCGGCGGTCGGCTTCCACCTGGAAGTTGACCAGCGAAATCTGTTGCTGCAAGTCCTGGAGCGGCTGGTTGTCAACAACGTGGTTGTACGGATCGCCTTCCTGGTACTCACGGACGGGGATGTTTTCGATCAGCGGCATTTTTATTCACTCATGGGGTGTGCCATGTATGTATGTTTCATCCGTCCAGAACGTCACAGGTAGGTGATCCGCCAGTTGAGGGTGACCTGCATGGACCCGGACTTGGTGAACCCGCCCATGGTGACCATGCTGTAGAGGTCGCCGTTCACCATCTGAAGGGCCATCTCGGTGATGGTGTTGCCGACAGCGTCCCCGGGCGTGAGGATGGCGGTGAAGATGACCGTGGCCGGGTTATCCGGGTCGATGACGGCGGTGACGTTCTTGGAGATCAGGTTCGGACCGAACAGCCCGTTCCGCCCGGCGTCCACGTACCGGGGCACCCCGGACAGTGTGCCGTTGGTGCCGAACTGCATTTTGCAAACGTAGTTGGTGAACGAGGAGCCGATCTCGCCGGCCAGGCTGCGGGCTACCGCCGCCTTCCCGGTGGACAGGATGGTGTTGTACGTCCTTTGGTAAATGGTCTCTGAGGAGCCGTCTTCGTACTCGAAGACCATCTCCACCACGCCTTCCGACGAAATCGAACTCTGGTGCATGGCTCTCCTTAAACGATCTCGACCTGGCCGAAAAACAGGACGACTTTGTGCATTAGATAGTTGCCGAACGAGGAGAATGAAACACTGTGATCGGCCAATTCGAGTTGGCTGAACCGTAGGGCGTTCACCTCGTCCCCGTGTTCGTTCTTGAACCGTACGGTCACCATTTCGTCTTCTTTCAAATTTGTGACCCAGGTGTGGCCCCACAAATCCTGGCCCTCATGCAGTTCGAGTTCCAGGTGGAAGTCGGCGAGGGAGTACGTGGAAAGAAAGATGGGTAGTTCTTTCCCAGAAGATGAGGACACTTCCACCGAATAACAGGCGTCCAGGCACGGCGAACTCGCCATCCGCTCGACGGCCACCGGCCCAGAACTACAGCAACATCCCATAAACTCTCCTTTACTGGTCGTCCAGCCATTCGATCTCGATGCTGATGGCCTCTTGCTGGCCGGCCAGTTCGAGGGGTTGTCCCCGCTGGGCGGCGTTCAGCACCGGCCCGGCCATCGACATGGAGGCGACGGTTTCCGTTTGCATGGTGACGGCCTCCGGGCACCGCCGGTCGATCACCTGGAAGGTGGCCCCGCCGACGGTCACCGGGTTCGGGGCGAACCGGACGAGGGAGTAACTCACCCCGGCCGTGCCGGTGGTGGTCCACTCCGGCATCGGGGTGCCCTCCAATTCGATCTTGTATTTGCCGTCCCCGCCCACCGTGTCCTCCCAGGTCTTAATGGAGTAATAGTTGGTGCCGATTAGCACCAGATAGTTGCGGATTGCGTTGCCATCCTCCACGTCCTGGTTGACCCCGAGCACGCTGTAGTGGTTGACGGTGGTGTGCAGGCTGAACCCCCGGTATCCGGCGTACCCCACCCCGGCGTTGATGAGCCGGCGGTGGACGGCCAGGGACGGCACCCCGACGGACGTGCCGCCAGCGTATCCGCTCAGGTACGCTATGTGGGTGCCCGAAGTTTCGGTGATTTGGTAGTAGGCGTCGTCGTAGAACAGGTAGTCGCCGGGCCGGACGCCGTACTGGTCGGGCAGGTTGCCGGAAATCTCTAGCCGACCCCGGCGTGTGACTGCCACTCGGCCGGTCGTCCCGGAGACGACGGTGGCGTTGGCGGCGGTCCGTAGGTCGTAGGTCAGGCCGGTGACCGCCGACGTGCCCACCCACCCCGTCACCGCCAGTCGGCCGTTGTTCACCCGGGCGACATTGTAAGTGCCAGCATGGGGGCCGCCCGACACCACCACCTTCCACGGCGACCCCTCTTGGGCTGACACGACGTTGTATGGGGTGAGGGGTTGAGCGGGGTCGTCGAACTCGACCAGATCGTCCTGGTACACGTCCCCGCCCCCAGCGTACAGGACGTTGGACAGGTGGAACGGGAACGGCTCAGGGCCGACCGAGGGCACCCCGCCCACGATGTCGGCCAGGCTGCCTGCCGGGTTTTCGATCTGATACTGGCCAGCGTTGAGGCCGGACAGGATGTGAAGCACGTTGTTGTCCGGGTCCAGGCCGATGCTGTCGATTTCCAGGTGTCGTTCCGGGAAGTACAGGCAGACGTTGGTGTTCTTCCCGGTCCCGGTGCCGGATGCGGCCACCGTCGCCGTGGCCAGTACGTCCCGCCGCAGGTTTTGCACGTTGGGCTGGATGCTGCGGTTGAACAGGATGTTCCCGCCAACCACCGTCTCCTCCACATCGGCGGTGATGTACGTATCCACCGACTCGACGGGGGGCAGTAGGTACTCGTTGACCCCGCCGCTGTAGTTGATTGAGTGGACGACTGCGTGGAATGGCAGGTAGTCTTTGCAAACCCCCACCACCTCCGTGATCCGGTCGTCCGTCAGCGGGCTGACCTCCACATCCAAGGAGATATTGCTGGACAGGCAGTGGGTACACGGGTCCACGAACTCAAGGTCGATGTCGCACGGGGCGGCAGAGTTGCGGGTGCTGCCGTTGTACTCTTCCATGTTGTAAATGTTTTCGCTGTACGGGAACTCGGTCCGCACCTTGCCGAACACCACCGGGTCGTGGAACGGGTGCCGGTCGGCACACAGCACTGAGAACATGGGGTCGCTCTCAGCGATCAGGTGCACGTTCCAGTTTTTCCTGGGGTAGCACACCTCCGTCTCGTCCCGCAAGTCCATCAGGGGCAGAGACTGGAGGTAGGTTTCGGCGTCGTCGTCGTCCACGGTCGCAAACCGGTAGTGCACGAGCAGGTAGTCGCCGGCCGCCAACGGCGTCCCGAGCCAGGTCATGGTGGTGATGCCGTCCGCCGTGTCGAATGTCACGTCGGCGTCACTGAAATCGGTGTAGTCCGGGTCACCGGAAAACCGCACCTTAACGGAGAAGTGAGTTAGGTCCAGCGGGTCGGCGGGCACCTTTTCCAGTACGAAGGTGGTCTGACCGTCTTCCGCCCGGAACCCGTCCGAATGCGTGGCCGCCGACGCCACCTGCCAGTATTGAGTGACGGCGTTGACCGTGATGTTGGCCTGTGTCATGGCCTCCGTCAGCCCGGCCAGCGTGCCTTTCCGCTTGTACAGCGGCACGGCCCGTTTGATCTGCCGACGCCAGAGGGCCGGGCTGCTGCCCCGGAGGGACATGCCGAACAGGTTGGACAGGTACGGCAGCATGCTCTCGTGAACCACGTTGGCGTCGTTCAGGTCCACGATCTGGTTGGCCAGCCCCTCCAGGGCGGAAAACCCCTTGGCGGCGGCCGCGTTGGTCCGGCCGAGCACGTCCCGGGTGCGGTCACGGGTCGCCAGCAGCGTCTTGTACATGCTCGGCAGGTACAGGTCGAGCAGGTGCTCGTACTTGCCCGGCGGCGTCTGGTGGGAGGGGATGGTGGTGGTGAGCCGGGTGTCGCCGGCCAGGTAGAACCGCAGGTAGTTGGCGAGCCCGGTGCCCGCCAGCAGGGGGGTCCACGTCCAGCAGACGAAGTAGTCGCCCTCCCGGGCCAGTCCCGGCTCCCACAGGAGGCGGAAGTGCCCGAGTAGCGGGTTGCCGTCCGTGTCCACGTCCACCCGCACCAACTCGCTGTCGGCGGCGGCGGTCGAATCCCAGGCCGGGGCGTCGGCCGATCCGTAGGTTTTGACCGGGTAGGCGGACGTGTAGGTGGTGGTCTGTCCGTCCGCCTCGGTGAACTCCCGGATGCTGCCGTCGGCGTAGTTCCGTTCGAGGAAGTAGATGGTGACCGTGTCCACCCGGTACGGGTTGAAAGCCGTACCGTCGGCGTCCGTCGTATCGATTTCGATCAGAACGGTGTCCGAGATGAGTGGGTCGTTGTCGTACCGTACGATGCTCATGGGTTACTCGAACAGGAAGGAAACGGACACGGTGTCGGGGCGGATGATCTCGTTGAACTTGGTGGTCACCAGGGTGCCGGAGTTGTCCGGGTCGTTGCTGGTGAACGTGATGTCGAACCGCCGCACCTCCCGGATGTCCGACAGGTGCTTGATGAGGTCGATGTCACGCAGCGGCTGACCGTACTCCCAGTTGTGGATGCTGAAGAATTCGGTAACCCGCTGGTTCACCCGGACGGCCAGTTCCTCCTTCATCTTCTTGTAGAACCGGTCTACCGCCAGGTCGATGACCACGTCCACCGCCACCACCGACCCGTTGCGGATGCACACGTAGTCGGTGAGCATCTTTTTCTCGTCCAGGGCGTCCTGGAGGGACTTCTTGAGGTCGTCCCCGGCCAGGGCCAGCCCGTTGTCCCCGTCTTTGGCGAGCACGTACAGGTCGATGACGTTGGCCGCACATCCGTAGTTGCGAAGGACGGCGGTGGACTTGCCAATCTGGCCGTGGTAGGGGGTGACGAACTGGTCTGCGAGGGTCTTGTAGTCGGCCCCGGTGACGGCCCGGTCCTGGGTCCGGAGGTAGGCCGGCAATTTCCGACGGATGTCCTCCAGACCGTCCCCGTTGTACCCGAACTGGCCACGGGTGTAGTTGCGGAACGTCACCGGGATGGTGAAGTCGAACCCGGCCACATCAATGTTCCGCTGGATGTCCACGAACCCGGTGATGATGTTTCCGATGGTCCCGCCGCCCACCCGGTAGATCACCTCGATCTGTGACCCGTTGGAGGGCACCATGCCGGCCTTGCCGTTGCCGAACACCACGTACCCGTTGTAGTCGCTATCGAACTCCACCCGGTACTCCCGCCGGGGCTGGTCGTCGGTGAAGTAGTCCACCCGCCGCCAGCGAAGGCCGTCCACGGTCACCCGGATGCTGTCGTAGATGATCGGGGCGGTGGACAAGGTGATGGTCAGGCCGACCGCCCCCGTCCCGGCGAACGTGTCCCGAACGGTTTGGCCCTCCACCCCGATGATGGCCGTGTTGGTCAGCGACCCGGCCTGGATGACGATGTCGTCATCGAACACCGGGTTGTTCTCGGAGTCGGTCGGGAACAGCTCGAATGTGGTAGACCGGTTCTCCGACACCACGCTGATCGGCAGCCCACCGGGGATGACCAGGTCGGTGGCCAGCACGTTGTTGATGGTGGCCGAGAACCAGGCCCGGGCGGCGACGGGCGGGGTCGGCTGGAACCCGACTTGTTTGGCCAGCCGGAACGCGTTATCCACCTCCGAGACGGAGTCGATGTACACCTCGTTGGCGGTCTGGTCGATCTTGAAGTTGATGGTGTCGGCGATGAACGCCCACACCTCGATCAGCATGATGCCCAGGCTGGACTCGGTGAAGTCGTTGAAGTCGTCCGGGAACTTCTCCTTGATGTAATCTTCCAGCCGCCGTTTGAGGGAGAAGTAGTCCTGGTTGGTGTAATTCAGGTTGGCCAACTGGGGGGTGCGGACGGTGTCCGACTGGGCCAGCGGGGTGAGTTCAAATGGGCACGGCGGCATCAGGACGCTCCTCCGACGGGCAGTTCCAGTTCCAGGTTCTCGATGAGCGAGATGTTGCCCGGGTCACGGAATTCGATGTTGATGTTCAGCATGTGGCTGTCCGGGTCTACGGACACGTCCAGGGCGGTAACGGCGATCCGGGGTTCCCACCGGTTGATGGCCTGGATCAGGGTTTCACGGGTCTCGGACACGAGGATGGCGTCCGCCGGCTGGAAGAGCAGCCGGCGGAGTGGGGTGCCGTACTCCGGCATCATCACCCGCTCCCCCGGATTGGTGAGCAGGAGTTGAAGCAGGTCCGCCTTGAGCACCTCCACCCCGGTCTGGGTGAAGAAATACCCTCGGGCGGAGGTGGCGAGCGGGTACGGGAATCCCTTCAGGTCACTCATCCTTGTCCTTTGCCATCATCGGTCGGGCACTCCCTCGGGCCACCCGGGGTCAGCATGCCCATGTTCACGCACGGGGCATCCGGCCCGCAGCTGGCGTACACCCGGTCGCTCAGTTTGAGCATGCCCTTGGAGTACACCACCACCGGGGCGATGCACGCCGTCATCGTCTGCCCGTCCTCCCCAGCCGTACCTGGCAGGTCGGCGTTGGGGTCGTTGGACAGCTGCACGAACCCCTGTGCCTGGTTGGCCGAATCCGGGATTGGGCAGTCCAGCCCGGCCGCCAGAATGATGAGTTCGTCACTCTTAAAGTACGTCAGTCGATTGACGTTCAGATAGATATCTTCGACGTTGTTGAAAAATCGTCCCGTCACATCGATGTACTTGTCCGACGGGTTGTCCTCCTCGCCCACCGTTTCGACGCTGTCGTCGTAGGAAGACAGCCACATGATCCCTCCTGCCCGGGTGAGCACCACCCCCGGGCCGTCCGGCCGCACCTGCATGTGCATCAGGTGCGGCCCCCGCAGGTCATTGCCTTTCTGCGGGGCGTACAGCTGGAGGAACTGGCTGCTGGCTTCCTCCTGACTGTTGAAGTCGTTCATGTACAAGTGAATGCCGTACCCGCTCCTGAGCATGACGTAAGCATTCTTGGCCTTGTTGTCGGGCACCCCCTGGTCGGTGCGGATGGGGGCCTCGACCTCGTTGTCCTTGTCGCAGAACTGAAGGAGGTGTTGGGAGGTGCTCATGATCTTCACCCCCCGGTTGGCCCCGGCCAGCCCCGGCTTGACCGTCTCGTCGTTCAACTCCACCACGTTGCCTAACGCCGACCGCATGCGGATGTACGAGTGGTCGCTACGGAGGACGGCGTCCGACCGCCACCACTCCCGGTCGTTCATCTCGAACTTGTGCCCGGTGGCCGACTGCCAGTGCGTGCCGCCAACGAACAGGGGTTCCTGCCCGTCCTGGCCGCACCCGAAGTCGAAGTCCCGGTCCCAGGACGGGGTGCCGGTCGGCTGGTCCACCGAGTCGTCCATCCGCAGGTGGTGGCCGGCCAGCGATTGCAGGTGGACCCCGCTCTGCGGCAGGTCCACCTTCGGGTTCAGCGGGGTGGGCGACCCGACGTAGGGCCGCATCTCGTCCCGGCGTTTGAAGTACCGGTTCTTGAACCGTCCGCCACCGATCCCCCCGGTGCACCGGGGGCCGATGCCCGGGCACCCCTCCACCCCGCACGCACAGCACTGGGTGGCCTCCCCGTCGCAGTTTTCGGCCCCGGAGCCGTGGGCCTCTTGGCCGGCGATGTGCTGGTGGTCGTCCTTCATGAACAGGAAGTTGCCCCGGCTGGACGACAGGATCATGTGCTTCCACCGCAGGTTGCACTTGCGGTCGCCGTCGTGCCACCGGAGGTAACCCTTCTCGGGCGTCTTCATGCCGTAGATGTGGGCGTAGGTGATCTGGTTTTGGGCCTCCGGGTCGTTCTCGAAGTCGGTGATCGAGTCCACGTCGAACCCGTTGTAGTTCCAGGTGTTCCAGGGCGGGAACACCTGGCTCTCGTTGTCCTGGCCGATCAGGTACCCGCCCCGGGTGCCGGACCAGATGTCCCACTCGGGCACCGAGCAGCCGAAGGACGGGTCGGTGGTGACGGACGGAATCTGGCCGCTGGTGTACGCCTTGCGGTTGCGGTTCCAGATGGAGCCGAAGTAGAACGGGGACTCCCGGTTGCCGTTCTGGAACGTGAGGGCCAGGGCGGTGCCGGCCGGCGGCACCCAGGTCACCCCGCAGTCGTCGAACCCGGGCATGCCGGCCGAGATCGGGTAGGCGAAGGGCAGGGCCTTCATCGGCAGGTCGGGCTTGTGCAAGGCGGGGTGGAAGAACCGCACCCGGTTCTGTTTGAGGGGGTCGATGGTGCTCACGCACAGCCCGATCTGTACCCCGTACAGGGTTTCTGCCTGGGGCTCGATGGAATACGCCGACTTGATCTCCGATTGCACCAGCCGTTTGGTGCTGTACCCCATCTCCGAAAACCGCTGCTCCAACTTGAGGAGGCGGCCGTTCAGGTTCTTGATCTCCGCCATCAGCCCGTGGTTGATGGTTTGGAGTTGGCCGACTCGGGCGATCATCCGGTCGGGCCCGCTCACGTTGTCTGGCATGGCGTCCTTTTCTGTTAGTCGTCAATGCGGAAGCCGTCGGGCGAGGCCCCGAGGGGCATCCCGCAGGCGATATTGGAACACGGAGCGTCTAGCGAAAGCTGGATCGTAGTGGTGTACGACCCCTCCTTGACCTCGTGGAATGCACCAGTAATCATCCAGTTCTTGTTGGTCAGAACGGCATGGCACGGGTCAATCTGGAGCCAGTCGCCGCACCCACTGTTTTCGGACTGAATGTGGAACGGGTTGAGTACCACTAGCGAGACAAAAGACCCCCGCATCAGAATGGGGGTGGCCAAGCTGGGGTCTCCTTGCACCCTCAGTTCTGCTTTGATAGGTTGCACTGACATGTTGGCCAGAGCGTGTTCCTTCTGTGCTTTGACCGTCTCCGAGTAGGCCAGCGAAGTACCGTGAATCCTGTTGGCGTTATCCGTGTTGACGTTGAAGGTGGGGGCCCCCATTTTGATGGCACCAGACGCAGTGGGGTCGTTTTTATCTTGTTCGGATAGTTGTTGATTGGCAGTGGTGCTCGACCCGCCGGAACTCTGATTGGCTGCCCAGAAAAAGAACTCAATTTGTGGGTTGAAACTGAGTACAGAACTCTGCTTGCCCCCGTTGACGATGTACGTACCCAGACTTCTGCTGCACCCCTCCACATACTCTTTTCTGTTTGTAGTGCCTTCGTCCTCCCACAGCACCAGTTCCTCGTTACTCCCCAACGGGCGTTGCGAGTTGAAGGCCGGCGAGATGCCCCTGCCCTTGTCTGTGGTAACTCCCGCGTTGGCGATCCAGTTCATGATGGTCTGGACGAAGTTCTGGCTGTTCTCTCGCCACACATCTTTTGGATAATCCGGGTCGCCTTGTCCGCCATTAAGGGCGGGGCCGCCGAAGTTCCACTCTTCCAAGGTGAACGGTCGTAGGAATCGGACGGAGACGTTGTACTTGCTGCACAACTTCCGGATGGCCTCCTTCAATGGAACCGGCTGATCGTCCTGGCCCTGGTGACCGTCCGTCACCGCCTGGAAGGCGATGGGGGTAATGTCGGTCGCCTCCAGGTTGAATTTCATGAGGCCGTTAGCGAAGGTGGAATTAACTCTGTGCAGGAAGGCCGTGTGGCTTGTAGAGGGGAAAAAGTCGTCGCCCGAGTCGCACCGGCCTCCGATCCACCCCCACTGGACGTTCACCTGACTGCCTTTTTTCCACTTGTCCGGATTCTTGCTATTCACCATCCGGTTGACGAAGGTGGATAGCGAACCCCCGGCCTCATCTGTCACCTCTATCTCCATCCGAAAACCCCCACCTCCCCCGGCGGTGGTGAAACCATATTTGAATGAACGAATGACGGTGTGGTTTTTACTCGGACCGCCATCCTCCCTGGGATTGGAGTTGTTACCGACGGTGATGGTGTTGCCTTCTCCATTCGACAAGGTCATCTTGACAAACGGGGCCATGACTGCGTCGTCAATCAAAGTCTTAATGATCCCACATGTATTTTTCTGCACGCAACCGTCGAGTGCCATCGGTCTCCTTAATAGATGGACGCCGGCAGCCTGATGTTGACCCCGGCCTTGAACTCCCAGATGTCTTTCATCCCGTTGGCCTCAAGAATCCGCCACCAGAAGTTCTGCACCCCGTACTCCTCGTAGGCGACGAGGTCTGGCCGATATTCGTGCATGTTGACGATGTACCGGTCCGTGCTCGACTCCGGGTACGACTTCCGCCGGTACGTCGTGTAGGTGATTTTGTTCTGAGCCCCCCAGTAGATCACCTCGGACGAGGCGTACCGGCTGGTGTTGCCGACCGGCGGGGGGACGTTGGCGGGTGTGATCTGGTTGGCCATGCGTATGCTCCACGAAGAGGGTTAACTGCCCCGGCGGCGAATCCGGTCCTGCCCCGGCAGGTCGCTGCTGGCGTACACGACCTCCCAGGACATGGACACGTCGAACTTGTAGGGCAACAAGGTCTGCTCGTCGAGCACCTGGTCGGTCGGGAACTT